AACATTATCTCTCAATAAAAAACCAGAAAGAGGGTAGGCGGGGGGCTTGCTTATGAAGGGCGGGTGTTTGTATAAGGTGCGGGAAGGTGGACGGGGCGCATCCTAAGCGTGCACGGGATGTATCCCAAGCACGGCACATCCTATCGCGATACAATTACGGCTTGCAGTTATAGATAGCATATTACAAGTAAAGAACACAAACCATGTATAGATTATATATTGGCTCAAATAACAAGAGCAAGCGATTAGAGGTCGCGAAAATTAACGCTATCATATCGTCTGTATATGATGGCTTTACAATGTACAGGGCGCGGGGCGTATGGAGGGGCGCGGGTGAAAATACGGCGGTGGTAGAGATTGGCGGGGCAAAAAAACGCGATATACTACGATTATGCAAGCGACTGAAGGTAGAGTTGAAGCAGGAAGCAATAGGACTGCAAGAAGTGCCAGAAATGAAGTTTATCGCATAAGAAGAAGGGGGGCGCAAATCCCCCCTCTTTTTTTACGATATAATGACGGGTTGATGATATAAGTGAGAGCGGGGTGCAGGGTCGGCATCCCGTCAGAACATTTACAAGTAAAAATAAGCACAAGTATGGTGTACTTAAACAATGCTCAAGCAAAATTGGTGGGCGGCCTTTTGAAGGTCGCTATCAATGAGCAGGTAGCAAAAGAGCAGAACGCTGAAGTGAAAAAGGCGTTGGAAAGTACGCGCGACGCGGTGGTGAATGAGTTCATGTCGTTTTGCAGGCATACGAACCCATCGTTCAATGCGCAGGCGTTCATTGATTATATCAGTAAAAAATAAACACGGAATATGCAACAAATCACGCTGGCAGAGGCGGTCGCGTGGTTGGTTGCGCCAAAAACGATAGCCGAGAAGCGTGACGCTGATAAAGTGTTACGCTTTCTCGGTATAGAGAAGGGAAAATATGTCTTTCTCAATATCGCAAGCGGGCGCATTTATCACGCGTATAACAGCGGAAAATATCTCATCGTTTCACGGGCGGGGTATCAGACGGGCGGAGTACAAAAAGAAACACCAGTTGAGCGCGTGAAAGTAGATGAGGCGGTGGGGTATAAAAAGAGTTTAGCGCCGATAGTGTCAATGCTGGAAATACGGCACGGGCGGGTCGGTGCAAAAACAAGAGGTGGTAAAGTTAGGACTGGTGAATGGCGTCAAGCAATAAAGGTTTTACCGCTTGATATGGTCGGTGCACGACGGGGTATAATAATGCCGACGATATAACAAGTGGTACAGCGGGAAACGGCACGCGCAAGCGTGCTTTTTCTTTTGTCGGCACTGGTGGGACGGGGGGCGCAAGCACTCAAAAAATACCATAACTTGTGTTTATTTTTGACAATCCCCGTCCCACTTGTGCTGGCAAAGTTGCTCGGCAACACGACGCAATGACGCTGGCACGATACAATAAAGGTCACAATACAACAAAACAAAATATGAAAACGATAACACTAACGAAAAAGGACTTCAAAGGCGACACCTATATCGGAAAGTCGGACTTGCGCTATGTGAACGGCGACATCATCATAGAAAAAGATGGTCGCTGTGTCTTTTTGGGCAATCTTCATGCCAGTGGCTCAATCATCGCAAAGGGCGATTTGGTGTCGTATGGCAGGGTTATACACGCCGACAAGCGCATAGAAGTTAACCGCGACATAATCTCGCACGGAAACATAGAAGCCAATAGTTTCATCTTCGCTGGCGGTGGAATTACCGCGTATGGCTATATTTGGACTGGGCGATATATATCGGCAGAAGAAATTGTGGCGAAGGAACACATATCCGCGGGAGAATACATTGACGCAAAGAGCGGAATATCGGCGAAGGATTACATCGTAGCTATCGGGAATATACACACCGAAAAAAATATATTGGCGAAAGATTATATTTGGTCTGCCAAGGGCTGGATAAGCGCTGGTAGAGACATCAGGTCTTTTGGTGGAATTACTGCTGGAATAATGATTGAGGCGGGTGAAACGATAGATTGCAGAGCAAAAATACTCGCTGGTGTCGCGCCGCTTTATCCTCCTGACGAGGAACACGGAAAAATAAAATGCAGAGAGCTTTTGTTTGGCGATATTGCGTATGGTGATTTAGTGATTACAAAATAAAAGGTCGCAAAATAACAAAACAAAATATGAAAAAAATATACGACGACGGCACGCAGGAAGTTTGGGAAAGAGAGAGTTGGGGCGAGGTTATTTTGTGGGTGCTTTTATTTTTGTTTTGTGGACTGATTGCGTATACACTACTTGGTGGCTTTCAATAAACAAAAGGTCGGACAATAATTGAGGGGATAAAATACAATATGAGGCGAGATTTTGAGGTTGGAGATATCGTTGTCAGAAATGGTCGCGGTTTTCACCATAGAATGAAAAATGGAACGCGATGGAAAGTTGTCAAGGTGTTTAACAACGCATCGCACTTTAAAAAAATGATTATCGTCCAAAACATCTTGAGTGGGGACGGGCACATATATGAGGAATACATAGCCCCCGCAATGTATTTTGATTTATCAGCCCGCAATTACCACAACGCGAGCAAGTACGGAAACAATTACAGACAAAAGGTCGCAACATAACACAAAAAATATGGACAAGTTCAAGTTTGGTGATATTGTTATTGTGAGTGAACGAGCAAGGAAAGGACACTCGTGGTCAAGGAGCGTAAGGAGAATTGGCACGAAGTGGAGAGTTTTTGGCAATGACCCCAATAATAAAAACATTTTACTCGTTGAAGACCCGAACGACAAGCCCAGCTACTTCCCAGACGGAGAACTTTTTATCCCAAGTGAGCTTTATGAGGCATACGAAGAATGGTTTGATTTATATGAGCCAGCAATTAAGCCGATTGAAAACTATTACAACAAAAGCAAATATGGGAACAATTACAAACGAAAGGTCGCGACATAACAACATAACAATATGACACACGATGAGGCGGTCGGGGGGATTGGAGAATTGGTTGTAGGGAATGAGTTGGCAGACAAATACTGGATTACACGCGCTGGAACGATATGGAAATTGATTGACGTCTCCGATGAAGACGAGGAGACGATAAAAATTATTAGGGAAAACGACGGTGGTATGGTTTTTAATGTTGATATCAAGTGTTTTGATTTTGTCAACAAACAATACAGGAATTACAACAGCAGAGGAAGGTCGCATAATTACTGAACGCGCGATACAATGACGGACTAACTATACTATTATGCAGTTAAAAATAATACACCAGCGTTTGTATTGTGGTGATACAGACAAGGTGGGTCGCATTATAAACCAAAACAAAAACGAACAATGAAGTTTTTACAGTTACTCGCGTCAAAGATTTTGCCGTCCGATGTTGCTTTGCAACAGAAGGCGGGTATCTTGGACACCGAATTGCAGTTGACGGACAAGGGAGTTCGCGTCTTGCTCTCAATCCTTTGGGAACAGAACCGACAGGCGTTGACTGATTACTCAACGAATTACCTTGAGACCCACAAAGACGAAAATTAGGTCGCCATTACTGCCCATGAGCAGTCATCGTCTCCCCATACACACCACAATATGGGGAGATTTTATTAGTAAAAAATTATTATTATGTCAACGATAAAACAAGCACCATTTGCGGTGGGAGACAAAGTTGTTATCGTGGCATCGTCTCAATTCGCCGACCAGCCAGCAGAAAACAACGCCGAGCCAGTGGGAGAAGTGAAAGAATTACTGGAGGGCGGTTTAATCGTGGTTGAGTTTCCAAAGATTAGTGGGAGCGGCGTATTTAGAGAGGCGTACGCCATCCACGATTTGGAAAAGGCGGGGTTGCGAGTATCAAAAACAACCATTCAAAAAGACAAGCCACAACCAAAAAAGATTTCACTTTCAATCCGTCGCAAAGATGGTATGACGATTTTTAAGTTCGCCATTGACCCACGCATTACAGAAATATACCGCAGAATGAGCGAGGATATTAGGAGAAGTGAGCATTGGATTGATGTCAGCGGTGAGGGGCTGGAGTTTTTCTATCTCCCCTCGCTACTCTCAAGTGAAAAATATAAGGACTATCTTTCAAGGTTCAATCTCATTGATGACTTTGGTGCGGCACTTTACAAAGACGGTAAATTAAATATCGCTTGGTTGAGAACGACGACAGGCAAGGGAGAAATAACGGTCAAAGAACAGGTCGCCTTTGCGGAGATGAGCATACTGGTTAAACAAACCATAGAGTTTCTCAAACAGTATTTTGAGGAATACTATCGGGACTATACGGTGAATGGGTCGATTACCGTAGAAGTATAAGTAAACACAACCAAAGAGTATGAACACAAAACTACGCTCTTTTGGTTTTGAGATTGAGGGAGAGTTCAGCCAACCATTCTCGCAAAAACTAGCTCGCATCGGCACAATGAAGTCAGACGGAAGCGTCAACGAATGCGGTGAGGACAACGAGAGAGAATACGACTGGCACTTACGGCACGACGAACCAGAGCTCCACGCGTCAGAGTTCAACAGTAAGGTGTTTTCCTATTCAGCGATGGGGATTGCCGCAATGAAAAGATTGATGAATGTCTTTCAAGAGGCGTCGGAAAATGGGGAATACCACTGGAACCACACCGCTGGACTTCATGTTCATGTCGGCTTTAACCCGAAGTTTCCGCCAGAGATTTTCAGTGCGCAGTTCAAAAATTATTTTCTGCGCGAATTAGAACTCGCATTCCCCAAAGAGTTTAGGGCAAGGAAAGACAATCGCTATTGTAGGTCAGAGATTGACCTCAAAGAAATAGCGAAGGGCGGAGATAGATATAGAGCGATAAACTTTTGGAGTGCGTTTTCTTCTCACGGAACGGTTGAGTTTCGTATCTTCCCAACCGCAGAACCAAAGAAAATGCAGGAGTACATTGAGTTCGCAATCAAGAAAACTGCGGAGTTTCTCAAGGATTGTGCGATTAACGAGGGACACTCGGCTGTCTTCTCCGACACACAGGAGGACAGAATGTCCATTGAGGAAAAGACGGACAGGAATTACATTGAGGTTGCCGTTGACGCAATGACAAACATCAGAGACGAAAACAAGAAGCGCAATGTGAGAGTTGTACCAAAGGTCGCAACACAAACAGCGGAGTATTCATTACAAGTAAAATAACGATATGTGCAAACTTATAGTCGGCATTCAAGACAAGAAAAACACGCAAGATTTTGTTGACCTGCTTGCCATTCAAGAGGAAGCATTGGAGAAAGAGAGAGACGGCATTGGGGCAATGGCGATTTATGATGACGGCACGGTCAAGGTAAAGAGAAGTTTAGATGACTATGCTGGCGTTTTTAACTTCGCAATTGACGAGACACAGAGAGCGAGGATTATAGCAATACACTCTCGCACGAGTTCGCAGGGGTCAAGGGACTTGCCTAATGTCCATTTCTTTAACCACAATGGCGTATACCTTGCGCACAATGGATTTGTATCGGGGTATGCTCCACACTATGACTACCCTAAATCGTACTCTAAATCGTACTCAAGGGAGTGGAATGGGTGGCAGAAAAGGTTTGGGTATGACACGCCTTACCCCTATGACTACCCCTATGACTACGGACAAAGTCACCCCATAGATGGGAAAGATGACATACGATTAGAGAAACTACACTCAATCATAAACTCGTGTGGGGATTGTGCGATAGCTCCTGACGGCTATTGTTTCAAACACGCAAAGACATTTGAGGAGATTGAGAGATTGGAGGCATTGAAATACGGAACAATAGAAACGCAGCTAGATGATATAGTGATGGGCAAAGAAGAGAAAAAGAAGCCAACGAAAACGCTTGTGCCGACAAGCGTGCCAAGTGATACGCTCTTGTTTCTGCGCCACCTGCCAAAAACATTAAACATCGCATCGCTCACCGCCCAAATGGATAAGGATTTATTCACTGGAATGGCGTTTGCCTACGACAAGAAAACAAAGAAATCCTTTCTGATGGTGAGGACAAAGCCAACAGCGTCAGCGGTTATCAAGGACGGGGAGTTCTCTGCATTCTTTTCTTATGTCCCAAAAACTCGTGCGACATTTTGGGGAGATGCGGAAGTCAATCACGGAGTATCAATCACTGGCTCAAAGAGAATGTTTGATGTCGGGGTCGAGACAAAGAACATTCTTGAGGGAGTGTTTGAGTTGGTATAATAATTAACAAAAAACAATATGTGGTTCAATAAAAAGAAGACGCGTAGCATAGAGATGATGTCGGACATAACAAAAGAGATGTGGAAAATGCTCATCATTGTTTTTCAAGCATTGAAGATTAGCCCAAGACAATTGGCGGTGATGATGTTCTCAACGCAGAAAGAGCAGGAGGATTACTCAAGGGAATATGTGAGCGAACTGGAGGAACTCATTAGAAAGATTGATGAGGAACAAAGCGATACAAACAAATCATAGTGGTCGGTTTATGATGTGGAACATAATTAGAAAATCATATAGATATGAAAAAAATTAACGCAACCGAGTTCAGAAAGCTCACGACCAAAGGTGGTATCGGTTATGGCTTTTCGGGGCAAATTAAAAAGTTGTCCGTCGGTAGTGGGTTCGTTGTCTCCAAAAAAGAGTGGGACAAAAAGACGGACTTCAGACAACTGTGCTTCGTTGCTTCTCGCAATGCGCGAAAGGACATACCAACATTTGCGGTGGTCTCAAAGAAGCTCACCGATGGCAGTGGCTATGCGGTATTGAGGATTTCGTAAGTATGGTTATCGCCCCCTACGATACGAGAAACTCTTAACGGATGTCTGATTAGTAATAACATTAACGGCGAAGTTCTCAACCGCAGAACGAATGTCTGCGAACTCATCGTGCACTGGCTTGTCCTGCGACTCCTCTGACGTGGAGTTGGTTCTGTTTGTGGGGTAGTGGGAGTTAGCCAGTGCATCGTAGACATCAAGGGCACCGCCAGAGTTGGCAAAGACGGTTCGCTCAAGCATTTTTTTGGTCGCCGCTCTCCGAACGGAATGAGCAAAGCCACTATCATTGATGCGTAGCATTATTCCAATGCCAGCAAGTTCCTGCCATACAGAAGTGTTGGACTTTATCATATGTTGTTTGTGAGCAACCTCTCCGCAATACATAACTGGTTGCTTCCAAGAATTGAACCGCCGTATCATTTCGAGTTCCTCACTTGAGTAATCGGTCTTTTTTAATACAAAGGTTTCCCCTGTAAACTTGTTTTTAATCTCATATATATCCTGCTTATCAAAATCAATGCCGTGTTTTATGAATGGGTAGTACCACGACAACTTCTTGTTGCTTCTCTCTATACCGTCTATGCAATAGAACTTTTGTGTATCTCTTTGAAAGTAAACAGCCGCCGTCTTATCGTGCGCACCGAAATCAAGACCGACATAGAGTGGCTTGTTCTCATCGTACCTCAAATCAACCACGGGACACCGTAATACTTCTGGATAATACGCATACTGTGGGTCGGAAAGATAACTGATTTCCAGTTCCGCCTTCACCGCCAACTCATCTCCCGACCTGCGTAATTGCTCGCTCTTAAACCACTCCTCATCTTTGAATGGGTGTAGTTTCCAATCGAGAGTAATCAAATTGCCCTGCTGTTCCATACTCTCTCGCAATGAACGCGCGAACGATGAAGCCTTTGGGGTTGATACTCCTATGCGACACGGAGAAGTGTCTATGCAAGAACGCCAACTCTCTCTCGCAAATCGCCAAAAAAATAACTCATCGCAATAAACCATTGATGTTCTCTTGCCGCGACCAAAGTTCTCGTTGGCACTTTCTCCATCAACATAACTCATTCGGTCAGGGTTGACCAACTTCATAAAAATATCATTCTCCGACTTGTGAAACTTCGTGGGGCGAACCCACGAGGGCAAGGAATAAAGGGCGTACCGCAACTTTCCAAACAAACTCTGCGGACTTTTGTCGTCAACCTCTGCCTCTTTACGAGAGCCAAGCAACGCATAGTACCTGTCCTTTGTGAGCCATCGCCACAAGATATACCAAATCAATGTCCAAGTAATACCCATATCTCTCGTCTTCTCAATCAGTAGGTCGTGTCCACGAACCTCTGCGTCAAGTATCTTTCTCACCACATCTTGCTGATAGGGGAAAGGAAACATCGGAATATCGGGGGACTCTGGCAAGCGCGGCTCATAGACCACGCCAAATAAGTTCATAAAAAGAATGGGGTCGTCTTGTATGTCAATCAAAATAGAAGCCCTCTCGACGGGGTTTAGTTCTGCCTTCTGTAATCTTTCAATGCGAGCATTGAGTTTACGCTCAAACTCCTGCGATGAAAGATGTCGTCTAAAGAGTTCAATGTTCATTGATTTTCTCTCTCGTTACCTTAACAAAAGAACCACA